GTTTGCATGGCTGTATTGCATCTGGTATCTATGAGGCAACAGCAGGTAAAAAGATTATGTCTGCGGACGTAACAAGTTTTTATCCTAACCTTGCTATTAGAAACAAGTGGTCTCCTGCTCATCTACCTAAACAGGAGTTTTGTGAATTGTATGAGTGGATGTTTGAGGAAAGAAAGAAGTATCCAAAAGGATCTCCTTTGAACTATCTATTTAAGATTATTCTGAATGCAACTTACGGTCTTAGTAAAGAACAAAATTCTTTCTTGTATGATCCAGAGTTGACATTTAGAATTACCATAAATGGTCAGTTGTTGCTAAGCAAATTGTATGAGATGCTTGCAACAAGAATTCCTGGAGCACAACCACTAATGCAAAACACAGATGGTTTAGAGTTCTTGATTGATGAAGAACATGAAGAACTATTCTATCAGATTTGTAAGGAGTGGGAAGAAATGACAAACCTTCAACTAGAAACAGTTGAATACCAGAAAATGATTATTGGTGATGTAAACAATTACATTGCTGTATACAAGAATGGTAAGACTAAATGCAAGGGTCGCTTTGAGTTTGATGAACTTGCCTTGCATAAGAACAAGAGTATGTTAATTATACCTAAAGCATGGTATGCATACTTTATTCATGGGACAGACCCCAAAGACTTTTTAAATGACAATAAAGATATTCATGACTATTGCGCTGGTGCAAAACTGAAAGGTGATTGGTTCTTTATTAACCAAAGTGTTAATGAAGGCGTGTATCATCAAGAAGAGTTAAAGAAACTTGTGAGATACTACAATTCTAAAAGAGGTTCTAAGCTGGTAAAAGCTAACCCTGATGGAAGAAGAATTCAACTAGAAAGTGGTAACATCTACCAAACAATCTTCAATAAGTTTGAAGAAAGACCTTGGGATGAGTATCAAGTAGACTCCAAGTATTATCTGGATAAAATCTATTCAGAGATTGCTAAGATTGAAAAGTCTTCAGCAGTTGTACCAGATTATTTAAAAGAAAATCAACAACTAAGTTTATTTTAATGAAAACAACAATAAAAGGTATGGACGCGTTTACTAAAATGTTTACGATAGAAGTACCAGAAAAAACAAAAAGCTATACTCCTATTTCTCATAGTTCTATTATTGGAACTATCAGAAGAGAAATTGCAGATGCAGGTTTTAAAATTGACACAGAAAATTACCGTTGTTCAAACGACGGTAAAATTGCATTAGGTACAATCAGTATTGTATATAAAGAAGATCCAGATATTCAGTTGGGTGTATCCTTTATAAACTCATACAACAAACAGCATGCATTTAAGTTTACACTAGGCGCTATTGTCAAAGTATGTAACAACGGAATGATTCTATCTAATGACTCTTTTGGAATGTTTAAGAAAGTTCACAAAGGAGATGCAGATATACTATCTAAAGGTAAAATTGCAGAGGCACTGACCCATGCTGGTAAATACTGGGATACTCTTGTTAAACATAAGAATAAATTAATTAGTAGACATTTGTCTACATCTGAACGTAATTCTATTCTTGGAGAATTATTCTTTGATTCTTCTATTCTATCTGGAATGCAATTAAACATCATCAAGAAAGAAATAGAAAAACCATCATTTGACTATGGTAGACCTGATACTGCATGGGCATTGTATAATCACATTACTCTAGCATTAAAAGAAACACATCCTGCAGATTGGATTGATCATCAGATTGCATTACATGATGTATTTAAATCTTATATGCCAATAGAGGTTGAACCTGCATTACTTCCCAGTGGTATTGCTGATTTATATACTAAACTTACAGGTAGTGCTTATAGTACTGCTAGAGAATGGAGTAGCACGTCTACATCTGATACAGTAGCTGTTTATCCTGTAACACCTCAAGAATTACCATTTTAACAATTTAAAGGGTGCTAATTAATTTTAGCACCCATTTATTTTTATGAAAAACGATGTAATCTACGATGAGTTCTGCAAAGTTTCAGAACGCAAAACTTCAGTGAACAAAGTGTATTTACTGATGAGATACTTAAAGTTAAAGTACCGTATATCAATTGACAAAAACAGTCTTGTGAGACGTATAAAACAATGGAGCAAATGAAAAACCTTATTGGCATATCAGGAAAAATTGGTAGTGGCAAAGACACAGTAGCTGCTATCATACAAGAACTTTATCCTCAATACGAGGTTAAAAAGTTTGCAGGTAAGCTTAAGGAGATTGCCTCTATACTTACAGGTATCCCTGTAGAAAAGTTTGAAGATCAAGAGTTTAAGAAAACTGATCTAGGTAAAGAGTGGAGTTATGCATACCCTGATCAGTACTATGATGATGGTGAATCTGTAATGGTTTGTATGTCTGTTAGACAGTTATTACAAAAGTTAGGAACTGATGCATTGCGTGATAATCTTCATGAGAATGTATGGGTTAATGCTTTAATGGCTGACTTTACCAAAGACTCTAATTGGATTGTTACTGATACCCGTTTTATAAATGAAGCTGAGATTATTCAAAAAAATGGTGGTATATTATTACGTGTAGAAAGATCTACATGTAACTTAGGTACACATCCTTCAGAGACAGCTCTTGACAATTTTCCATTTGAACATGTAATCTTCAATAATGGTAGTATGGATGACTTAAGAAATGAAGTTAAAAAATTCTTAGAATCAATATCATGAAAGGTAAACTAAAAAAAGAAGATTGGGGATGGGTTGTAGAGTTTGATGTAAATGAAGATGAATGCACAACGCGTTCTATTAATGTACGTCCTGCTGACGTTTGGGATTTAGTATTTGATGAGTACTGGGGATCAACCTCTGTACACAATTCAGATATTGAATTTGAAATTATAAAGTCATCAAGAGGAGATGACAAAGTTGAACAAGCTAAAATCATAAAGCGATGAGACATTACGTAATTAAACAAGATACCATAGAGTATCACCTAGACAGTTTTGTTGATGACAAAACAGGATATGACACTTACAGACTAAGTTATTCTACAAATGGAAACTGGTCTACTACAGTTCAAGGTCAAACAATATTAACTATTTCTGATACAGGAGATGGTTATGCAGTTGAATGGGAATCTGATGTAAAGAAACGCTTTCTAAATTATCAAAATGCAAGAGAGTTTCACATCCTCATTTCATTTATTCAAAAGCAAGACCCTATGGATGACGATGTGCTTATTGTAAAGCATGATGAATTTATGCGTGTATAAACACAAAACCCCCACCGTTGTGAGGGTTTCATGGAAGAAAACCAACTAAATAAAAACACGTAAGTGTTATTTTTTCCAATTAATGTTCCAATACATAGAGGCATTGTATGTCACAAGACCTTTTGTATTGACTCCACACTGTAATCCAAATACACGACTCTTTTTATCTTTAAATAAAAGTCCTGTAGTAATACCTTGAGGTACAGTAGGATAAGCAAATGTAACCCCTGCTCCTAAGAAGAGTTCTCTTTTTGGTGGTAGGGGTACTACATTTGTAATAGTTATAGTAGGAATACTGTACAGATGAAAGTACTTTCTCTGTAGCATTTTATTCTTTTGTATAGTATCTGTAACTGTGATGTATCCAATAGTGTCAACCAATATTGTGTCTTTATAGATGTTTTTGACAGCATATAAGTTTACTAAATCCTCAAATTGCTGTTTAAGCACAGCATAATTGCTGTCAGGAATCATCCATGGTTCTTTAACATACTCAGTATCAGTCTCATGAACAACCACAGTTTTAGTTTCATACTTGATAATATCTCTGTACGTAGTATCAACAGTAGTTGTTCCAGCAACGGGTATGTCTACATTTTGTGTAGGCGTACAAGATCTCATCAATAATATTACAATTATGAGAGCTGCAATGACAAGGAGTAAATAAAGATTTAGATTTTTACTCTGCATCTGGAGTTTCTTTTTCGTTTTTCTTATTAATCCATTTATCTACTGACGCAATACCAAAGCATGCTACTGTAAGTAGTTTAAAAGAATCAAAAATAAACTCATTTACTAGTAAAGGTCTATTTAGTATACCCGTTACTATGTCAACTATAGCAAAGATGATCATTACTATAAATGCACCAAACCCAATAACCGCTTTTTCATTTACAGAGTTATTGTCATCAAACATTGTCCAAAACTTTTTCATTTTCTATATTGTGTTTTATATTTCCAAACTTTCTTTTCCTCTACTTTAAGGTGAGGTAGATATTCTATATTCATTTCATTTCTAAATCTCCAGACAGCCTTCTCATCTAACCCATATGCTGTTACAAAGTCTCTATACTTTTTATAGTCTTTAGGTAGCATCTTAGCCATCATTATACCAAAGTCATCTGTCGCCATGTAGTAATGAGACAAATCCATAAGATACACGTTAGTATTGTCAGGATATGTAGTATAGATTAATGTGGGTCCTAATGCCCATTTCCACAAGCTATCTTGTAGAGATGAGAACTGAGTATTGATGCTATCTTTATCAGTCTTAATATAAACTACTTTTTCATTATATCTGGTAATTGTATCAATCTGAGTTTTAATTACTACTTCTTGTTTTAAAATTGTATCTGTTTGAATCTTGATAATTACTCTTTGTTTAATGATTGTATCTTGCTGCGTTTTAATTGTAGTCTTTAATGCATTAAGTTCAGCCTCCATGTCCTTATACTTTTTATTTATAAGGTCAGCTTGATCTGTAGTCATAACTACTATCTTAGTTTCACCATCCTCATCAATAGTAGTATATGGATACTTCTTAATCCCCGATTGGGACATCAAGTTTCCAAGACTGCTTATCGCGAGAAGAACGAACAGAATCAGCTTTTTCATAGGTCTCTACTGCGGTTTCTAAAACTTCTACTTTCTCATTCAACTGTTTGTTTTCATGAGTTAGAGTTTCATTTTGTTTTGTTAATGTTGTATTTTTTTCCTCTAATGTTACATTTTCTTCTACTACCACTACATGTCCATTACCTGCCATACCAATGCTTAGAACTACTAAGCTTACTAAAGCAATTAAAACTCCATATAATAGAAGATTTTTTTTCACTTCTTACTAAGTAATATAATCTCACGTAAATCTCTGAGAGCTTGTGTATTATTGTCTAAAGCACTTTGTATCTTTCCCGTATCTGTTTTGATGTAGTCATTAAGTTCTTTTTGCAAATCATCAACTTTCTTTTTTAAGGCATCTTCAGATGCTATTTGACGCTTTAGCATGAACCATAGTACTGCACCTAAACCCAGTACAATAACACCAAGTGCTCCATACTGAGTTAAGGTTTCAAATACTCCAAATGATGCAGGTGCTTGTAGAAATATCATTGCTTTGTCTTTCTAGTTTCATCATTCATATCTTCTAATCTTCTGATTAGACGATCTTTTTCATCTAGGTTTCTCTTGATAAAAAACCAAGCTAAATAACCTAAAGCAAGAACAACAAGTCCTAATGCACCATAGTTTGCTAATTGCTCAAATACACCAAAGTGTACTTCAGGAGCAGCTTGTAAAAGTGTCATATTAGAATTCTTTTAAAAGGGTGTATGTAAATTTCTTAAGACCTGACTTTTTACACTTACCAAGTAACTCTGCAAATTGTTTAGGATCATTAAGAACTTGACAACCAGCAGACCACTTATCAATAAGCTTAGATACAGCGTTAGGATTAGCACGGTGAATGTTAATACCAAAAATACCAGTTTCAGTTGTTGCAGATTCTTCAGCAACGTCATTCTTGTTACCATCTCTAAATACTGTTACAGGTGCACACTGAGTTAATGCTTCATACTTACCTTGATGCATACCCACCTGCCAGCAGTCATCCCATTGACCAGGTTTAAGTAATGCTGCACCTTTAGGGTTCAACAAGTTTTGCAACCAGTGAGTTCCAGGATTAGTGGTGCAAGTGTACCAAGTGATATTATCTTTTTCAATTACACCAATGATGTCATCAAATTGATTTTTAGCATTAGCATTTGATCTAATACCTACTAGATGAAAAGCTGGCCAATCATAACCAAGTTCTGAAAACTTTGCTTTAAGTTCTTTTACTGTATACTGCTTCATATTTGTTCAAATTGAAGTTTAGAAAAACGAAGTTCAAATTTAAAAAAATCTCCTGACTCACCATCTAATCCATTAGCATCAGGCATTGCTGTATATATTACATTTCCACCAACAAACACTCTAGTTCTAATACCAGCTATTTGAGGTTCTGAAACTGTGTAATTAGTACCATTAAAATCTGGAGAAGTTACAATATCTATTAAAGATAAGTTCCATCCAGAAAACAAATCAACCATGTATCTTGTTGGTGTTAAATTAATAGAATGCATTTCATATGTACTAATAGCATAATCACCAGTTTGATCAGTTAATAAAATACTAGTACCAACATCAGCAGTATTACTATAACCTATAATGATATTACAAGGTGCTTGCGCACTAATAGGAACATACAATTTTAAACAATTTTCTAAATTTGAAATTGGTGTATTATGTCTTACAATAGTAGTATCAAATGTTGAATCAGGAAGAATTTGAAAATAACCAGTAATGTAATATTCACCTGGAGTATTTTCTAACGTCTCTACTCTACCAGTTAAACTAGTAATAGACGTAGTATTACTGTTAACTTCATTAATCAACTGATTTACGTGTGCTACCTTTGCATCAGCAGCACCAAAAGGATCCCCTTTCATGTGAAGAGGATCCTCGTAGTTATATTTTTTAATTAGTTCCATACTAACTATTATTGTTGAGTATAAGTAAAATTGCTAAAACGAATTTCAAATCTCATATAATCTTGAAAACCGTCGGGAGCAGGAAAAGTAATATATCCCCAACTTCCGTTATTTAGTCCTCTTACTCTAAATGTTGATAAAATAGGAGTTGTTGAGGTAAAATTAAAAGAATCATAATCAGGAATAGAAACAATTTCTACAACTTGTTTATTTTCAATATTACCTCTATCTATTAAATCATAAGTTGGAAATAAACTAAAAGAATTCATCTTCATTCCTGTAATAGTAATAGGTCCATCAGCTGTTTCACAAACTGTACCTAAACCTACAACATTATATCTGCCCAAAAAAACTTGATAATTAATACTTCCTCCAAGATTTTGAACAGATAATGAAAATTGCAAATTAGTAATTCCAGTATTATGATCTTTTACTGTAGCTGTGAATCCAGAACCACTACCTGTTTTTTGAAAGTAACCAGTAATATAATACTCTTTATCAAGATTATTAACACTGTCAATAACCTCATTTAAATGTCCTACTCTTGCAGGAACCATTGTGAACTTATCTCCATTTGGATGCA